TATGACTTTTGTGAAGATATAGCACAAATATCACAACCAGAACTATCTATAGTAGCGGCTCTAGCCCTAGCTAGTGTTACGTGTGGCAGATTATATAAGACTGAGATGAATAACTTTTCTTCACTTTATTTTATGTGTATCGCTAAATCTGGACAGGGTAAGGAGAATATTAAAACCTTTGTAGAATCTGTATTAGGTGAATCACTCCACGACAAGTTGGTGGTCGGAGATGGCTATACATCATCTGGTGCAGTTCATTCAGTTTTAAAAATGCGACCAACACAAATAACTATTATGGATGAGTTTGGTAAAAGATTAGAAAACATCAGCCAATCAAGTAATAGCAATAGAGAGGACGGTATTCAAACTTTAATGGAATCTTGGGGCAGATGCCACGGCACGTTAAGACCAGATAACTATTCGCTTATGAATGTGCAAGAAGAATACAAAGAAAAGGTTATGAACAGGGTAACCTATAAGCCTGCGATTACATTAGTTGGGTTATCAGTACCAAAAAACTTTTATAAGGCCCTCAACGGAGGCCGTATTGCAGATGGGTTTCTTAATAGATTTATGGTAATAGAATCAAAAGAGCCAAGACGTATTAGTAGTCTAAAGAAACATAAAAAGCCACCATTACAAATAATCAACTGGGTAAACTATATTAGAAGAGATAGAGGGCAGTTAAGCGAAGCCACTATGAACAACTCTCAGTTTGATATAGACCAAACAATATTGCGCTTTGATGGTGAGTCAGAGCAACTGTTGCAAGAGTTTGCGCAAGAGATAGTAAAAAGACAAGACGTTTTAGAAAGAGATAATTTAGAACCACTACTTAGTAGATCAAAGGAAAAAGCTATGCGGTTATCATTAATATGTGCTTTGGCCTCCAACGCTGACTGTAAGACTATTACAGCAGATATAACTAAATGGGCAATTGACTATGTGCGATATTACGATTTGCTCTTTATAGAAGCATGTAGAGACCGTGTAGCTAGTTCCGCCACAGAAGCAAAGATAAAACAAGTATTGTCATATATACGTTCAAGAGGAGGTGAGGGCATATCTAAGCGTGAAGTAGACAGACATGAGTTGTTTAGAAGTATGAAGTCGCATGAGGTAAAAGAAATAATAGAACGTCTGAAAAATGCAGGCGAAATACAAGAAATGGATATTAAAGTTGGAGGTAAAGGTAGACCAGCAAAAAGGTTTGTTGCTGTTGATCCTACTTTCTTTGAGGAGTAATTATGGAATTAGATGCAGTTGCATACATATTTGGTTTAATAATTTTATTAAGCGTATTGAGATACGATTAGGAGGTAATATGTTCAAGACACCAAGTTTTGAAACGATACACGATCAAAAAAGAGAAGAGCGTGTAGCAGGATTTTTAGAGGGTTTGTGGGGGGTATGTTGCCACAAATTACCGGTCAGTTATGGCCTTGATTATTGGATAGAGTCGAAAGATATGTCGTACTGGTGTGAAGTAAAATGTCGCACATTCCCAAGTACAAAGTATGACACTTTTATTCTATCTGCTAATAAATTACGGAAGGGATCTTCTTTTGCAGTTGCAACAGGAGTGCCTTTTATAACCGTATATGCCATGACTGACGGTATCTATATGCACAAATGGATGCCAGATTTTATTTATGATGTGCGTATGAATGAGATGGAAGAGCCTATATATGATGAGGATTGTGAGCCGTACATACACATACCAAAAGAATATTTAACTTGTCTTAGTGATAAACCGCTAGGTATGGATAGAGATGAGATTGGTATTATATAACAGGTCTACGGAATAAATCTTCAGCAAACTGTTTACGATCTTCACTTATTTTTAATTGTTCTCTTGCACCAACTGGCAAAACGTCAGGCAGTGGAATAGATGGTTGCTCTCTTCTTTCTACTTGTGGTCTAGTTTCTTGTATAAATTGATCAACATCAAATTCTGCCAGCGCAGGAGTCACAGCCTTCTCTGTTTCTTCAGCAATTGAAGAAAAACCACCAGCCACAGCACGAACTCCAGCTTGTTGTAGTGCTACGCCAGTAATATCCATCAATTGCATAATAGAGCCTTTGTCTGTCTTAGTAAAAAATTTTATTGCTCCAGGTCTACCTAAAACACTTCTTACTACAAAAAGTCCAAGCACTGTAGGCAAAGCTTGTAAGGGAGCAAAAACGACACTTGCTGCAATACCAGCAGCTATAAGAGCACCAGCAAAATTACCTCTACCAACCTCTCCTTTTGTGAGAACATCAACAACATTAGCAAAATGTTTTATATCAGTTGCAAATTCTTTTGAGAACATAGCCTCTAGAGTCTCCTTACTATATTTCGTAAGTGCAGTATTCAGGTTTCCAGCTTTAAAAATATCTGTTATTGGTGGATTACCTGCAAGATCAAAATCAATAGCATCCTTGAGTAACTTACCTAAACTCGCCTCCTGAACCTTAGCAAAATCTTCAGGCTTCATTATTTCTCTTAATCGTAGAATGTTTTTGTCGTTGTTTGGTCTGAATATTGTGTCAACAATTTCATCTGGGGTTTTATTTGGAAGATCAGATAAATTTTTATTTGCAAGAAAATCTTGTTCGTTTGCTGATTTTCTAGCTTGTTCTCTTAGTGCTAAAGCAAATGCTTTACCTTTATCATTAACAGATAATCCCTCATCCAAACGTAAAAAAGTATCGGCTAAATTTTCAACCTCTCTGGGTTTTAGTTTGGGCGCAAGTTTTACTAATTGATTAATGGTATCAACGACTTGCCCGCCACTAGATATTCCTTTTTCATTTCTTAATAAAACATCTAGTTTGCCTGGTTGGTCTGTTTCAAATTTTTTAATATATTTTGCAAAAACCGAGTAATCAATAGTATCAGTTACAGGATCTACACTATTGTCGAAGGCGGTCTTAAACAACCTTTGTAAAGTTTGTGATTTTGCTCTTTCAAAGTTGTTAGCTAAATCAAAATCATTTCTAGCAAGCAAATAATCATCAAAATCTTGTAACGCCTTAAAAAAATCTTCTAACTGCCTGGCTGATCCTTTGTATATCAAATCCTTAAAAATATCGTCTGCGTCATAAGCCCCTCTGCCTCTAGCTGCACGAGTAATCTTTTTAATAGTAGCATCATCAAAAGGTTTATTAAGTCTATAAGCTAATTCATTAGCTTCTCTTAGTTGCTCTACGGCATTATTAATTTTAGTTCTTTGTGTATTAGATAACTCTTGCTCAAATGTTTCGGGTAGTAGTGATTTATCTGCTTTTGTTCTTGCCTCTACATTTTTTATTACTTGACCGCCTCTTAATCCTAACATGGTAAAAATACTGTCGGCGTTTTCATCTAGCTTTCTTAAAGCAACTTCTCCTCGTGCAGCATGCAAGTCGTAATCGTCAAGCAGCCTTGATAAAGTGTAAAACAAATCTGCTTCTTTACTTTCTGTTGAAACTTTTAAAAACTTTTCTAAATCTCTTTTGGTTTCTAAAACTCTAGTCAATTTACCAAAAGGTTGATTACCTGCAAAATCTGGTGGTACTTGATCAAGTAAACGCATAAAGTCCTGTTCTGCCTCTAAAACATTTCTTACATTAATATTTATATTGGGATCAGAAAGTGTCATTTTTTTATCAATACCATTTCTTTTTTTAAAGTAATTAATTTTATTCAAACCCTCTCTTTGGTAATGTCTTATAACATCATCAATAGCTCTAGCAACAATAGAATTAGGATTAGCGCCTAAATCAAAAAACTGCCTATCTAATGCATCATAAGCTAAACCAACTTCTCTATTTACTGCACCTTTTGCATTACCAAGAGTATCTAATACAAACTCTCCATATTCTCTAAATGCTGGAGCATCTTTAAAATTTTCAACTCCTATATAACTATTTGTTAAATCTTCTACTAATTCTTTTGATATTTTGACAGCTTCAGTTGTATCTTTTTCAAGCTCTTTTTTTGCTACGTTTACAGAATCTGTAACTTTATCAGCGGTTGCATTATCCACGTAGGCATTTAAAGATGATCCTCTTTTTCTAAAAGCACTTGTAAGGTTGTCAAATGTTTCAGATAAATAGGGCACATTACTTTTGCTTCTAGAAACGCCTATTACTGCTTCAGCTATTGCCTGTGTTTTACCACCAACAGTCATATCTAAATTTGCAAGTGAAGTTCTATATGCATCATCTAATTTTTTTATCTTTCCTGCTTTTACTGCATCTAAAATTTGTTTTCTTGTAGCTTGTTTACCTAAGTCTGCGTCAAGTCTTTGCAAATCGACAAGATCTAATTTGTCGGCACCATATCTCGCCAATCTTAATTCTGCTGAAGGTGCTTTGGCACCAAAATACATTCTCCAAAGCCCACCACCTAAAAGACTTAAACCTTCACCCGCAGCACTCAAACCAGCTTCTTTAGTAATTGTGCCAAGACCTTCTTTTGGATTCACATTAAATAAATCATAAGAATCTTCAAGTTGAAAACCTTGTATGGCATCTGCAACTTCTTCACCACCCTTTCCTAAACCACCACCTAAAGTTCCACCAAGTACCCTGCCAGCTAATTGACTGCCGCCTGCTAAAGCTTTGGCAGCTTTAAATATTTTACTTTGTGGCAAAACTCCAGCAACACTTCCTATTATTGGGCCTGCAACTCCCATAAAATCTGCTAAGTCACCTCTTTCTCCCATAGGACCTTCTATAATGGTATTAAGCTGTAAAACACTACCGTCTTGTAATGTTCTTGTTTGTATAGGTAATCCTCTTTCTTTGAGACCTTTTGGTGTTAAGGCCAAACTTTTATCTGTTGTTTTTATGTAACCAGAGGAACCAACTAAGTTTCTAAGGACTTGCTCTTTTTCTTCTAAAGTTTCTGCCCTAGCTAACAAACGCCTTAGTTTTAGATCATCTACACCAGTCTCATAATCAAAATATAATTCATCATAGATGGGAGATACAACGCCTTTTGCTATTCGCCCTTTTACTATTTTACGAGCATCAGATGCGTTATTAGCTTCGACGGTTTCAATTAACCCAGGGGCGACTTCTACTTCATATACTGGCATTTTTTACCTACTGGCAGCAAATTGATCTGCTGTTGTTTCTTCTTCAGAATCTTGTAAAGTTATTCTTTGAACTTTTTGATTTTGGTCACCTTGGGAAGCAGCTGATAAAAACTCATCATCTATCAATAAAGGTAGCTCTACACCAAGATCTCTAAAAAATATTTCGTCATTAGCAATTCTTGTAAGCCTTGTATTTTGCTGGGTGTTGAGTGTTGCTAATCTCCTGCTTAAAACATTCAATATTTCTGTTCTTGATTTTAAGGCTCCTCTTGGACCTTTTATTGTTGCTAATAGTTCTTGTGCCAATTGAATATCTCTATCTGATAACCTACCTGTTGACTGTCCTAAAAAATCTCCAGGTTGAGATCTAGCTATTTCTTCTAAAATATTACCAGCTAAAGTTTTAACATCAGGAACTGTATCTGGGTCAAAAAATGTAAAAAACCTATACCCAAACTCTTTAATGGCAGCTTTGGCTCCACCTAAATCTTCATTATTTGCTATCTGTATAACTTTGCCTAGCAAGTTTATAGTATTTTCACCTTTTTTGTATTCATTAAATGTATCTTGATAACTTACTTTTCTGTCTTCTATATAATTTTGAGTTGGGCGTTCTTTTTTACCTGCTTCTATTTGTGCAAGAGAAGTAGCTAATTCCTCCGCTGCTCTTTCTTCTGCTGTTTTAGCGGCACCTTTTGCTAGGCCAGTAAAATCACCTGTTTCTACTAAAGCGGCTCCAACATTTCTTAAAAACCTATTTATATCTTTTTTTCTAAATAATTCTGAAACACTTGGCTTTGATTTATCTGGCATCAAAACATATCCAGCTGCGGTATAAATGTAAGTTTTGCCATCTTCTCCTATTTTTGTATCTCCTAGCTCAGGTTTTTGTTCTTTGCCATTCTCTGTTTGTGTTTGATCTGTTAGTGTAACAGAGTCATCTATCTCCTCACCACCACCTTCAGGTTGTCCATTTATTGCATTACTTGCTGTTATTTCATCTAAAGATTCTTGTATTTTATCTGCCTGTCTTTCTGCCGCAGCCACATCTTGTGCTTGGACTATCTCACCAGAATATAACAAGGTTTGTGGAATTTTTGGAGCTACTTGCGTGCTTGTTGCTATCGTTTTAAAAGGACCTGGAGGACCTACGCTTGGTACAATTCTACCTTGTGATGCAGTTTTTGTAGTAACTTTAATAGGATTTAGAGCTGCTAATGCTCCTTTTAGCATATTTCCCATACGCAAAGTTTCACTAAGTTTTCCTGCTTTTCTCGCTGTTCTTAAACCTTTAATTCCAAGTCCAACTCCAGTGCCTACACCCGAAGCTGTCAATCCTGCTGATAAATAATCTAAAGGATCAGTTGGATCAAAAGCTACTCGTCTTTGTTCTCTAGCTAAAATTGCATTTATCTCGTTTTCTATTTCCTCTATAGACTTACCAATTGGATTAATACCAAAATCTTGTAATGCCTTAACTGTTGCTGGATCAGTTACTTCACTCCGAATAATTGGCTCTGTTGGTATAAAAGCTTCTGGAGTCATTACCCTTGCCCCGTAGTTTGTCCAAGGGCATCAAAAACAGAACCTGTTCGTGGTGCAAGTGATGAGTATGCACCAAGAGCTGCACCTAATCCTAGAGCACTAGGATCAGCTGGCATACCGTAAGTTGTACGTAGTTGAGTACCAGCAGCTTGATAACCAGGTAATAATCCACCTATACCTTGCAATATATTTAAAGGTCTGTATAGCTGACTTATATCTCTGCCATATTGTCTATCAAACTCACTAAGACCTGTTCTCTGAGCCTCACTAAAGCCTCTTTGTCTGATGTTAGCTAATTCCTGAGCTAAACCTCTACCCAGTTCTTGTTGACGCTCATCAGCAGTTAGTCTAGCTCTAGAGCCAAAGGCAGATAAACCGCCTCTACCAATATCTTGTGCCCTTGCAGCAATATCTCTTTGCTCTCCAGCCTTAATTACATCATCTATAGTTTGTTGTACGACTTGATCTTCAAACGGGTTGAAGAATTTTTCTGTCATACTAGGATCGTATTCAGTCTCTGGTGCTTGTGCACCTAGTAAATTAGCACCTACTTGTTGTAGTTGATTATAGAATCCAGGTTGATCAGCAGTCCCAAAATATAAAGCACGTAGTAATGGATCACTAATTGTTTCATCAGCGACTTGCCCCATAATTACAGGATCAACTGTGCCCGGAGGAGTTGGTATAGTTTGTGCTGGAGGTGGCGTAGCTGGATCACCTGTTGTTGCAATAGCTTGATCAGTCGTTTCAGCTGTTGGTGATCCCGCCATAACACCAACCTCTCCAATTTGTTCAGGTGCACTTCCTACACCTGTATTGCTAAATCCTGGTGCACCAGATAGAAGATCTCCACCAGTCTCATCAAATGTTGGTGATCCGCCTGCAAACACCATCTCATCACCTCTAGCTAAGGGTTGCAAAGTTCCCATTTGTGATAAATTAGGAGGTGCAAAGCCTTCTGGTAAAGATAACAGCATATTGTTATTTTTTTGTTGTTCAAAGTCTGCTGGCGGTATGAAGCGTTCTCCTCTTTCGTTAAACGTAGGTGATCCACCTGGGAACATTCTTTGATCTCTAGGACCTCTACCAGTTCTGCCAATTGATATTGGACTTTCTACTGGTCTGCCTACAACAGTATCTGTTGGTGGTGTAAAAGGTATTGATGGACCAACGGGCAAAGCAGAAACTATGTCGTCTGCTGGAAGGCCAGTTGTAAATTCAGGTGTAGGTAAACCTTCAGGTACAGGTAAAATTCCTGCCTCTCTTTCTCCACCACCAATAGGAGTTATAGAACCTGGAGGTGTTACAGGGCCTACTGTTATAGGTTGTGGAGGAGATATATTTTGTGGAGGGGCTCCGGGTAAGACATTAGCTGGTGGTCTTGTGGTGGGGATGCCGCTAGGCACAGGAACGGGTCCTCCTTGAACTGGCATAGGTCCTTGCATTACGGGTGGTATAGTCGGCATGCCACCTGGTCCCCCTATAGATACAGGAGGTAACGGCCTACCAATATTTGTTGGTGGAGCTACTGGTCTACCTATAGCAATACCTCCACCTGGGCCGCCTATAGACATAGGAGGTGTTGGTCTACCTATACTTGAAGGGGGTGGTGGAACTGGTGCTCCTATTGCAGTTGGTGGTTGAGAAATAGCGGGAGCTGGTCTTGGTGCCATTCTTGCTGGTGACATACCTCTCCCTGTTCCGAATAATTTTCCTAGTATAGCCATTATGATAACCTCTTATCAGTATCTTCAAACATATCCATAAGCGTGCCTAAGTTTTTAGCACCTTTTTCTCTGTTTGGTTTACCATCTGGTGTCAGCATGATTGAATCTTTTGATTTAGATATATCAAAAGCACCAGCACCATTATTAGCTGATGCGGTAAACACATACTCGCCATCACTTAACATAGCCGGTATATCATCAGATGTGCCTGTACCAATACCTATTGTTGGCCCACCTACTTGACGGTAATCTAGTTCAAATAAATCTGGATTTAGCGCACCTCCTTTTGCAAATCCTGGTCTGCCTTCTGCTGTACCGCCGTATGCCATTCCTGGTCTTACGCCTAAATCAAACCCTTGAAATACCGGCTGTGCAGCTAAATCTGGTCGTCTTGAAGCTCTAATGTCAGTTAATCCACCAACTCTATCTTCAGCTGCTCTCTTTGTAGCTAATCCATATAAAGCCGCTAAAGCTGCTAGTCCGCCTCTCGAATCACCAGTCTGTTGTCCCTTAATAACATCTTCAATACCTTTTATTGGACCCGGAGTTCCAAAACCAAAAAAACTACCCTCAGATCGCACTGGGTCTGATCCCCTACCTTTAAATAAATCTTCAATTAAACCCAATCTACTTTGTCCTGGTGTGCCACCAAATAAATTAAATCCTAAACCTCTCTGTTGAGTTTGTGGTTGAGATGCTCTTAAACCTGCAACAATCTGGTCTGGAGTATATCCCTTACCATCAGGCCCTTGAAATAGCCCACTCTCTCCCATAGGAGTAAAGTTTTCCGTTATGTATTTCATTTCCTCTTGGCTTAATTGATAATTTGGAGCACCATAGCTAGTTTGAACAAAACCACCAGCATTAGGATTCATTTGTTGTTGCGGGGCAAAAAAATCTTGTGGACTAAATAAATTACCAATACCTCTTCTAAGGTTAGGGCCAATTTGCCCTCCAAAAATTCCTGTTGCTTGATCTCCCGGCTGGAAAAAATTTCCTAAACCAGATTTTATTCTAGGTCCTAACGTGCCTCCAAATATACCTTTATCTGCAACTTTTGATCCAATCCCAGAACCTGCAAACTTAGCGCCTAATCCTGCTGTTAAACCACCTAATAGCGCATCTTTGGTATCCATACCTGATGCCTTTCCTGCAACTGCTGTTAAAGCACCTTTAGCAACGGCACCTAAGCCTGGAATAAAACTTACAGCTACAGGAGCTACTTTTTTTACTACATTTTTAATTTTTTTAAATACTTTTGATAAAAAGCCAAACTGTTGTAATCCAGTTAATTGATTAATTTGACCGTTTCCTACAACATACTCTTGTGGGTTTAAGCCAACAGCTTGCATATCTTTGTTGATTAACTGTTGTGTAGTATTGCTAATAACTGGTGGAACTACCATCTCGCCTGGTGCGGCGTGAACTATTTGTGTGTCCTCTAGTTGTGGTTGTGCTAATTTATCCTGCATATCTCCTTCCATAGTATTTGTTATTTTAGCGTAAATACTTAAAAAGTATGTTTATTTTCCAAAATTAGCAAGTTTGATAGATACAGAGCCGTTATTCGTAACAGTCACTTTACCTAGTGCGCTTGTTGCCTCTAGTCCTTCGTTGACTAAAGGTTCGCCTATATTAACCCATTCTGAGCCGGTATAGACCTGCAACACCTCAAGTGTTGTATTCCAGATTATACTACCTGGATTGAAATTTAAGATTTCTAACTCATTTTCGCTTACTTGACGAGTATTATCAAGGTTTACTGAACCTAAATTTATTTCTAATAATCTTATCAGGCGGTTGAAAAGCTCTGGCGTTACCTCAGATTGCGCTAATGGTAACTGCGTTGGAAGCAGTTTGCTCATCTTTTACCGTCTGCTTTTATGTCTATTCTAGTAGCACCCAAACGCCACCCTACGCCTAAATTACCGTTATTGTCAGCATCATCATTAGACTCAATACGTAAGGCCATTTGTCTCGCTCTAGCCCTTATAAAAGACTGTTGTGTGCTACTGTTTACCTCATTTGTAGAATTAGTTGATAAACTATCCCCAGGAAAGTTCCTAGTTTTTACCACTACATTAACAGAACAATTGTTTTCATCTTCGATAAATTTAAAATCAGGTATAATTCTACGTGCAAAAGCAAACTGTTCTCCATCACCCAAGTCAAAATCTGAACTTTCAATAAATACACCAGTCATAGGTGATCCGTCGTCGTCAAAACCAATTTCTTGCCTAAAAATATAGTTGTTGGAGGCAGCTCTAGGGTAATTTTCAATACCTGAATCTAACCAAGCTGTTCTTGATAACTGACCATAAAACCAAATTTGTTCTACATAATTGTAAATAACGTATCTGTCTATTGTGTTACTATTCTTTGAACAATAAAACCAACCCACTTCATTTTTATCTTTTATAGTAAAAGCATGTATTTTAAAAGATTGTGATAGATTAATATCGTTAAAAACATAATTATGGACTGAGCAAGGTAAGGTATTAACAGACCCGTTATAGAAGTAAAAATTATTGTAACTCATAAAAAATACTGCTGATGGAGCTGTAACTGCTGCTTTTGGACCAACTAAACCTGTGCCTTCATTAATAAGATTTATAGCAAAAGTAAATGGTGGACCAATAAACTGCATACTATACAAAGAAGTGTCAGTCCAAATAAGTATTTCTTGTCGTGATTTTACTGCTCCAATTATGGATGAGCCAGATGATAACCTCAGAGAACCAGCTGTATTAGTAGATTTTGGCTCAAACTCTAACGCATTTTCTTGATCACTAAAAGCAACTAACATAGGATCTATTGTGCCTGTTCTAGAGCTGCCGCTAATAGGATCAGCACCTAGGATTATTAAATGTCTATCTACCTCTGATGTAATTACTTGAAGCCCCTTTGTTGGCACAAGATTAGCTCCTGACACTTGTGATAATTCAACAGCCCTAGTTGATGTTCCGTTTGATTCTAACCACCTAAAAATACCTGCATTTCTTTGATTTATAATTAAATCTTCACCAAAATTATCATGTGTCCAAATTCTTAACTGGTTTGTATCTGACAAAGCTGCGGCTTGACCAAAGGCACCCTCGCCCCAGCCATTAAGTCCCCAACCAGTTCCAGGTACATAAACATCTAAACCAACATTAACTTGATATGTGCCTACTACAGAGGAACCGCCATTACCACTATCGGAAGAATTTGCTGTTATTGCAGACCCAGAAGTATCTTTTGCTAAAACTTTATAGCTATTTGCATTTACCACAGTATCTATCTGATACTCCTGATTTAAAACTGAAGCAGTAACGTTTCCACCTAGAGATACGGCACCACTAAATGTAACAAAATCATTTTTTACCGCACCGTGAGCTGTATCAGTAACAGTTATTTCAGAACTACCATTTGTTGCTGAAAATGTTACATCACCTGCGCTAGTTGTAGATCTGATGGGCGTTATGTCATGAAAGATACTTCCGTCTTGAATATAATATTTTAGATGTGTACCTATACCAAGATACTTCGTGCCTTCTAATGCAATCCAAGCATGTAAGGCTCGTGCAGTTCCTAAATACGTGCTATCAGTATTTTTTTCCCAACCTGCAAATTTTTCTGGTCTGCCTTTTCTAAATCTGACCAGATTGCAGTCAAACCAACCGCCTTCGTTATCGTATGCGGTACCTTCTCTATTTATGCCTGGTCTGAAAACTGTTTTTTGCAAGGGCATGCGCTAAACCTCATGCCATTCTTTACCTTCAAACAGTAAAGATTCTGCTAATCTTCTTCGCTCCAATCCCTCCAAAACTTTACCGCCAGCTTTGTTCCATCTCTTAATTTGTGTCGGTACCTCATCTTTTTTATTATCGTTAAGAACTTTTAACATAGTTGAGTTATTCAGATTGGTTGGACCTAAGTTGTATGTCCAAGCAACTAAAGCATCAAATTCATTTTGATCTAGCGGCACTAATACTGCGTCACTTACGTATGCTCCATATACAGGCAGCTCTTCCTCCAACCATTTATCTGCTTGTTCCTGCGTACATGTATCCCCTTCTTTTACGTTTTTAGTTCTACCATATCCAATAGTCCAAACCCCTGCACTGCATTTATATGCATTTAATTCACAGCCTTCAAACTTCTTAATTAATTGCCTACCCTCTTCTGAAATTTGCATGTTACTCTCCTTTGTCGCCTGAGTGAGAAGCTCCAAAATAGAACGAAATAATGGCACTTGCTAGTCCTCCTAAATATCCCAACACAAGATTTATCAAAGCCTCAGAGTTTTGCTCTGGTGGTTGTAGTGTTACTAAGAATATATATCCTAAAAAACCTCCAATAGTGGCTATACCTATAATTCTTGCTGTCCAATCTTTACTAAACATACCTCTTGCATTTTGTTTATCTTCTGTTTCAAGCTTGAATACATCAACCTCAAGTTCTTTCATCTTTACTTTAAAATCTTGCTCTGCTTGTTTAATTTGCATCATTTGTTCAGGTGTAGCGTTTTGTATTGCTGTTTGTATATCTTTTGGATTGTTTGCACAACCAAGCACATCTGCAATCATATTACCCGCCATACCGCCCATCGGACCACCTAATGCAGTTCCAATAGTAGGTGCTACTTGACCTAGAATGCCTTTTATTAATTTTTTCATAATATCACCGTAGTAAATACTGCTATAGCTAAAGCACCAACAAAACTAAAAACACCAAATGTTGCCATTCTTATAGTTGTATTAATAGATGCAATTTCTTGTTTAATATCTGCAAACTCGTTGAAAGCAGTTTTCCAACGCTCTGCGTTTTCTTTTTTTGATACAGCTAAATCTTTAGCTACGTCTTGAACTGTTAGTCTTTTGTTAACCATATTATCTTATAGTATATATTGCTAAAGAGTGTTTTTTACCTTTAACTTTAATTGGTTTTAGTAATTCTAACTTAAAATTAGTAGATTTTTTAGTGTTATGCCCTATTATTAAATCTACGCCTACCTCTTTAGTTGCACTTTCAAGTCTTGCAGCTGTATTCACTGCATCCCCAATTGCACTATAATCAAATCTTGTGTCGCTACCCATATTACCAACACAAGCTTCGCCACTGTTAATACCAATACCAATATCTACACCTATATTTGCTTCTTTCATATCCTGCATTATCTTTAGTGCTGCTTCTATAGCCATATCTTCATGATGATCCAAATCTATTGGTGCGTTAAATATTGCCATCATCGCATCTCCAATATACTTATCTACCATACCGCCATATTTTTTTACAGCATTAGACTGTATTGTTAATGCTCTGTTCATGATATGGGTAACTTCTTCAGGCTCTAAAGTTTCAGATAAAGCGGTAAATCCACGCACATCAGTAAATAAAAAGGTGCAGTATCTTTTTTCGCCACCAAGTTTGAGTGCTTCTGGATTTTTTTGTAAGTGTTTAACTTGTCTAGGATCTAAATAATGTTCAAATTGTTTTTTTATCTGCTGACGTAATTTGTATTGCTTTCGATAATTTATATAGAAAGCTGTTGCGCTTGTGAGCACTTGCGATACAAAAGTCCAAGTAAAATCTAATAAAATGCCCTTTTTGATTAAAAAAACGCTTGAGAAGCCGTTGGTGAGCAGTAAACCACCAGCTAGACTTATGCCCTTGACCACACCAAGATAATTGATTGAGAGCCACGTCAGAGTGACAAAAATCGCAAAAATTAAAATTTCCAACGCAAAAGCAAAATCTGGTATATATGGACTATCTGGAATCAAAATTGACTCAGATAATGCCGCTTGAATCTTGTGTGGTTCTAATAATCCAACCGGAGTTGCAATTTGCGGCATAATACCGTTAGCTGTCACACCAATAAAAACAAACTTATTAGCTACATCAAGTTCTTCTAGGGTTGTTTGTGGTGTCTCGACCCAGCTAATCCACTTACGACCAAGACTGTCTGTTTTTACAGGAGCTAAACCTTGTACGGTTATTTCTTCGATACCATTATCATTAGTTTTTATAATGTAAGTATTATTACCAGCAAGCATTTTCATTACTTCAGTACCAAAGGCTGATACAAAGCCATCTGGAGTTCTAAGTAAAAGTGGTATTCTGCGAACTAACTGATCAACGTCTACGGGAGCAGTAGCAATACCTTGATCCGCAGACAGTTTTAGTACATCAATATTCTGCACTACTCCCTGACTCATCATACCACCTACATCAGGACCTAGTAAAACTACACCTGAGGTTTGAGGATATAATCCGTTTGGATTCTCAAACATAGCAAGGACAGAACCACCGTAACTTAGAACTTCTGCAAAAACTTCATCGCCTCCCATACGATCTGGTTGTGGAAAGGATATGACCCACCCAACACCTAGAGCTCCAGCATTTAAAATATCCACATGTATCTCAGCTAATATTTGTCTGGGTAAAGGCCAACCACCCTCATCTGCTATAAACTTTTCATCTAAGTTTAATATGGTAAAAAAGTTAGATGGCTCCTTTTGTTCTACAAAAGCGTCAAAGAATTTAAGTTTTAGTATTTCTGTAGGCTGGCTTTGAAATATAAGTGGTAGTGATAGTAAGGCAAACAAACATATAAATATTTTATATTTCACTGGCTTTGTCTAATAGTAATAATACTACTACTGCCTCCGTTCACTTTGATAGTTTTAGAAACACCATCTTGTATAAAAATTACAGTATAGCTACCGTTGGTATCTAAATCTACTCTAGCAGTATTATTTACACTTCTTATTAATGTAAGTTTTTCACCATCAATAAAAGATATTATTTGTGTGTCTGGGTCTTGTCCAAATTGAGTTCCTGTAAGACTAATAGATCCTATATCTTGTGTAAGTTGATCTTCTTCTTCAGCTACCTCTAACGCATCTATGACATCAAGCAAATCTTCTAAAAAGTTTACATCTAGATAGTTTATATCTAATTCTGTAAACTCTAGTTCAGCCTCATTATCTAAGAAATCTTCATCCAAATAATCAATATCTAAATCATTAAAATCAAGAATACTATTTGACTTTACAATAACTTCTTCCGCCTCTACCGCTACTTCTTCAGGTGGTGAAACTATAAGCATGTTATCAATTAACTCTAGGGTAAGATCTAAAATTACAGGTTTTGATGGAGCGCTTTCAAAAACATCAACTGTTGTAGCTTCAAAAGGTTTGTTTAGTATTACACTTCCGGTTGCAGTAATAACTTCTATCTCTCCGCTTGATATACCGTATTTATCTGGCAGTAATATAATTAATGATTCGCCTAATTCATTTACTGTAGCAGTAAAGTCAGTACCTCGTATTGCAATATTTGCAGTCGGAGTTTGTAAAGATATGTTTTGTTTATTGATACGGTTGAGATTACCAGTTATAAATCTTGTTGTTCCTAATGCAAAGGTGAGAGCCATTTTTGATTTATCTGGATCAGGATCAAAAACGTATTCGTTTATTAAGAGTTGTGAGTGTTCTGTAAGTTTTACCTGGCTGTCATCTAAAAACTTAATAGCCATACGGCCATTATTAGTTATAGCCTCATCATTTGTTTGTATACCAAAATTTACTGTAGCGTCATAAGGTTGATCTCTGACAACGCTAGCAGAGCCTGAGAGCTCAGATATATCTCCTATATCAACAGCTTGTGCTTGTACCTTGGTCGTTTTGAGTAATACAAATATTACTATTAGAAGTATTTGTAATAAGCTTAATATAGTCCCTTGCAAGCGTTGAAGATTGCGTAATATCAAGTGTGTTTGAACTACCATCTAAATCTAAGTAAAAATATCCACTATCAGAGGAAGTAGTGCCAGCATAACCACTACCGCTAAAATTAATTGTGTTGCTACTGCCATTAACATCTACATAGTTTATCGCATTTGCATAATCTATATCAAAATCAAAAGCATTACTACCACCCGTAATAATCCAATCTAAATCTAGATATGATGCGTCATCATCCTCTGCAACTGCTAAATCAAACGTGTTGCTTGATCCAGTAACGTTAATATTCATATTTACATAATCAGAGTCTATAAGACCTGTGCTGTCCATAAGAATGTCAAAAACATTACTGTCGCCAGTAAACTCAAAGAATCCAGTAAAATTATCACCGTCTATAGCATCTGATCTAAAAACATTTGATGCACCAATTTGATTGATGTCAAGTATCATTGACACACCATCAAGATCTAAAGCAGTCATGCTACCTGTTTCTGCTGATGTACCACCAATAAGGTTAGACCCACCTTGCTGTTCTAAGTCTATAGTTGCTGAATTACCTGACTGCGTTACACTTATTTCATTATCTGCGACTAAAGATAACGACATAAATAAAACAATATTAATTAATTTCTTCATATTTCCAATACCCTCGTGTATTTCCTATATTTATTATTTCTAAAACTGCACCTTCGATAGCCTTCATTAAAGCTATGGTTGTGCTTTCGTTGCGGGTGGCTCCCGTTTCTATTTCAACCAACTCTGTGCCCATCTCAACAAATTTAAAGACATCTTGCGATTGGCCATAACTATAGATAGTTTTTTGCGACATAACCTCTATTAATATCTCGCCAGTAGCTACTGATACCATTCTAAGACTAACGCTTACGCTATCCTCTCGGTATTGCATGCTGGATCCTATTCCCAAGTATCTAGCACCCAAACCACCAGTAACTAAGTTACTATCATAGCTTACAACTGCACCTTCTAGCAACACACCTGCAAATAGCAAAGGTCCAAGAGCCTGGTTTTCGCCCAGTTGTTCTCTAGTAGATCTTATTAATTGTCTTTCTTTAGTTAAATTGTCAAGTCCTACTCTTTCAACCACACGAAAAAAATTGCCGTCAGATGCATGTTTTAGAGAACGTATTAACAAAGTATATGGAGCTTGTGTTATAGCAGATGAAAATAAAGCAAACTCACTATTGCTTTTGCGCTGTCCTGTTTGATCAAGGAAAGCAGTAGGATAGACAGCAACTACAGGTTTGACTATTGGAGCTGGTACATTTGCCAGTTCATAAGACTGTAAAGAATAAATGCTATATTCATGTAAACCTTTGCTTTGGAATCTGTCTGGCCTAGTATCTTTTACAACTTCTAGTATGGAGCAACTAGAAACTGAAATCACCAAGAGGGAGTTCAATAGTAGTCGTTGTACCATCATTTGTGTTAAATATTGTTAAAATAATCATGCCGTCCTCGATCTTGTAGGATATTATATTACCTTCAAGCTCAAACTTGCCTTCAGTTGATTGTGTCTCCCCAAACATGTTTTCAACTATTTGCCTAGATATTTGTGCGTAGATACGGCTTTCTAAATTTCTAATAAATCTTGCAAGTGTTGTATTTTCTGCATCTCTTTCTAACTCATCTTGTAACGCTTTTATCTCTTCTTTAATAGTCATTTTGCGCATATGTTCTTGGTTTTCAATAGTCAGATAATGCGAGCTAGTATTTACACCAGAAAAAGATGGTGACTTAAATTTAAAAGTAATAGTATCTGCTTGAATGTTTACACAAATAATACCTACAAATGTAACTACAGCCCAAATAACAATAATTTTGTAGTGAAGTGGTAACTTAATCTTTTCTTTGGTCATCTCTATCCGCCTTAGCAATCTTATTGCTATCAATTAACTGTGGTACTCCTAGTATAGTTTTTATTAGTGTGTCTTGTCTAATAATCTCATTATCAAGGCTTCTAATCCTATCTATTAATGCTACTAAAATACCGTGCTGACTATCTAGTTTGGTTCCTAATCTTTCTTCTATGGCTGCAATCTGACCCTCTACTTTCTCATCGACAGTATCAAGTTTTGTTTCCATACCGTCAACAATACGCATTATAAGTTTGTATATAAACCATCCTAGGCCTAACGCTGCTGCAATAGGAAAGCCAACTTCTTGAATTACGGTTACGGCAGATTCCACAGTTTAATAATCACCCCAAACTTTAGTCTTCTTTCCGCCATCATAAGCAACAGCATGGCCTTCATCTATTAGAAGCTGGCAAATATCTTTACCATCTGCTGTATAGGGTATACCTAATATGCGGCCATACTTACCTTTACCTAAAGACTTAACTTTTATGTTGCCATCACATAGTTCTTTTAATCTAGCCTTAGCAGCTAAACCTAAGACCTTTTCAGCTTTATCTCTTGTTCTAGACTCAGGTGTATCAATACCTGCTAAACGTACTCTTTGTTTATGTAATTTAACATCAAAACCTAGGTCTAGACAGCAATCAAAAGTGTCACCATCTACTATTCTTTCAAGGGTAGCGTTGTAAACAAAAGAATCGGGAGCTTTAGACATTTTTTACCACACACTTGTGTTTAGAAATATTTTGTAGCAACACATCTTGGCCGCATTTCTCACATTTAGCCATGATCATGTTTTTATTTTTTAGTCTTTTTGACTCTCTTTGTTGTATATGCTTCATTTACATCTGGTGTAGATTTATCGTCACCAACGTATCTACCTTTATCATCACGAGTTCTTACAACAACATCTTCTGAATTTGTAACAAAATTAACTAACTTTCGCATCCACTTCATTTTCGCTCTCCTGTAATACTTCATCTGCTTGCTCTTTTGTTGAATTTATAAAAAGATTTTTAAAATACACTAAAGAACCGTTTATTTGATCTAATTCGCTTTGTGCCGTAAATTGCTTACGGCTCAAATCTTCAATTTGATGATATATATATCTTTGATTTTCATTAAGATCCCTAACATACATTTCTGTACCATCTACAGAAACTACTGGGCCTTTATCATTTTCATTTTCTTTTTTAGCCATATTTACCCCCTTTCAAAAAATTAACTAAGTGTTTTCGTAACACTTGTAGGCGTTACTTTTCTAGCTATTTGTGCATCTATATTAGCTTTTAAAGACGTGACTTCATCACTGCCTAATCCAGCTTCAACCCAACCTTGAACGTCACTAGCTTTGAGATCAGACCAGTTAATAAAACTTGATAGATCATCTGTACTAACGCTTTGACTGCCATAAACTGTAGCAGTTTGTGGATTACCGTCTGAGTCATTATTGGTATCATCAGTTCCAGTCAATCGCCAGTGGACAGTATGCACCACATTAGATTTGCTGCTTTTTGATGGGTATGTATCGCATGTGCTTACATCCCAAGTATAAGATATTGCCATATTATTTCTCCTTTAAAATTGCAATTTCACTTTTAAGTGATTCTATTTGTTCTTGTTGCTCTTGCATACCTTTTACAAGATGCGTAACAAGTTTACTATAATCCATTGAGTAATAACCATCTTCATCTTGATTTACAGCATTTGGCACAAGCTCTTCTACTTCTTGAGCTATTAAACCTTCATCTGCTTTACCATCGGATTTCCAATTATAGGCTACAGGGTTTAAATTATTGATTACATCTAATCCTCTTGATGAACCTGTAACATCTTTTAATCTAGCATCGGAAGATGTGTTATAAGCTGTTGCTGAGCCACTTACAGCTATGGAGCCTACACTACCATTTGAATTTTTAAATGCTGCAAGAGTTGAAGATGAAGTAGTAGATGTGCCTAAACTTAACACCATTCTACTATTTGATGCAGATTCAAAATAAGCTCCTGTTGTGCTTGTTGAGGTTACTCCGAATAAAATATCTCCTGAGCTATTAATACGCATCCTTTCAGAACCACTTGTGCCAAAAGTTAATTGACCACCTTGTACATTACCTGAACCTCCGCTGTTACTAGTAAGTAAAGGTTTGATAAAAGCCATTTCTTCATCTGTATCACTTCTATTAGCACCAAAAAATGCAATTTTATTACCCGAACCGACGCTATTAGCTGTACTTACTATACTTAAAGTTCCTGCTCCATCGCCACCAGATATCTCTAATAACCCAGTTGGACTTGTAGTGCCAATTCCAACTCGTTGAGAACTATCTATACGCATTGCCTCTGTTGGTGAGGAAGCACCATCTGCTGTGGTAAAGAAAGTTAATCTTCCAGGCATATCATTACTTCCAGGTGTTCCATCTACTTCGCCAAATATTTTTGCTGCTAAAGTAGCAGTATCAGAGCCATCACTAGCGGCAAATGATATTTCACCTAAATTATCTCCATCTTGAACTACAGTATTACTACCAACTGTGCCATTTCTTGATTTTATAAATTGTAAAGTTGGTGCATTTGCATTATCACTAAATCTACCTATTGACATTGTAGA